ACCAGTAATGAGCCAACATTTCATAATAATATTAGAGAATGCTTGTTTGGCTATAACTTTTGCCGTAAAAACGGCAGATGCATTAGGTGACAAAGCCCAGTTTGAAATTGACCCTGATACAGCCGCTCCACCACATTGCATGAGTACTGGTGTTGCGTCGCCCGTAGTATCGTGGCCACCGACTGAATATATAAATTGATTACTACCATTAGTTGAAGAATTTGTTGGAGCGCCAACGCAGAATCCACCGTAATGGTGATTGATGGCGCGATACCCACCTATTGTCAAGCAACCTTCATATAAACCTTCGCTTATTTGACCAGCAATAGTAACGCTTCCGCTTCCTGTATTTGAGGTAAATTGACTAAGAACATTGCTTGAGCCACCCAACATAACAGTGCTTGAATTAGATGTACCGCCCTGAGAATTATTTAGTCCACCAATAATTGCGCAATAGTTGGAACTTGTAATGGAAGAAGGAAATGAGTTATTTTGTCCACCAAGATTCCATGTACAAAAACCACCACTTACATAACAGCCCCTAGTGTTAGCGGTTTTGTTAAATGTGTAATCTATTATTCCAACTGGTGATCTTGCATTTCCACCAATGGCCGTACTTCCATCTGGAATACAGTTCAAAAACATGGTTTGAATGCCGCCACTTTGTATTGGTTTAAATGTTGCTGATACGTTACTTGTAGTTCCAACTGCGGTAAATGCAGACACATTTATTGTGGCATTAGTTCCGCTTGTATTTTCTGAGGCAAGAAATCCAGTTGGCGAGCCACCAGTTGTAAACGTCAAAGCCCCAGCACCATTTGTGCGTAGGTAACCTTCCGCTGTTGCAGAAGAGGGCATCGTAAGAGATAACGAGCCTGATGCTGGTGGCTTGAAAGTAAGAGTACCAGCGTTGGTGTTTTGTATTTGTACGCCCATTTTATGGTGCTCCAGTAGTTATTACTTGAATACCACCATTTACTGTACAAAACGCTCCTGTTGATCCAGTAAATGTAAAATACCAACCACCATATGTTGTGTCCAAAGTGGTGGTAAGCACCCAAGTTGTAGCGCCTGCCGCTTGATAAACTACTGTGGCTGTCGGAGTTCCTACAAACACTGTTGATGCCGCAGTGCTTTGGGCTACTATGGCACCAGTAACTCTCCAAACCGCAATAGTGCCAGTTACTCCTATACTAGTGTCACAAGCAATTACATAACCCCACCAATATGAACTTCCCTCTAATGGATTTCTTATTACTCCAGTTGAAGTAGGAGTTGAGCCTGAACCTGCTTCAGTGCTTAAAGCAAGTGCACTAGTTCCGCTGGCGTTACCAGATACAACATAAAATCGTCTAAGGGGATTTCCTGTGGAAGTCTGCCTTATGCCCATGCCAAATTGATAATTTGTTCCTAATATTGGATCAGTCCTAACGGAATCAGAATTATTATGAATAACTATATAACTATTTCCCAACGTGCCGCCACTAGTGCGAATTCCTGTTATATATGGAAGCGTGCTATACGCAATCCCTCCACCAATGTCTAAAGCATAAGTTGCTGATGCAGTAGAACTTGATTGATTAGAGCCAAGAAAAACTGTATGAGTAGTGCCAGCCGCAGTAGTAGAGGTGCGAGATACCATCACGTCATAACTGCCGCCACAAGTTCCGCCTGCATTAACTACGCTGTAGTCCACCGTGTATGGACCTCTTGATCCGCCACTAGAACCAGCATTTGGCAAAACAAAACATATAGCACCTGATCCTTTTGGTACTAGCGCTATTGATATATTTGCACCAGAGCCAGATGCGCTAATGCTTGCAACGTTGTTAGTGGCGTTTGGCGCGGCAGTATTTAACGCAAATGTAAATCCACCAACTACAAGCCCAGCGCTTGATGCAAATGTAAGGTTTCCAGATGTATCTGCTTTAAAACATTGCGTGTTAGTTCCATCAGCAGATGGAAAAGTTAATGCATAACCACCCGTTGTTGGGGATTTAAATGTAAAAGTACCAGTATTTGTATTGTCAAATTGGATAGGCATTTTATCCCTTTATCCTATACTGATTTATTTGCGCTGTTGTGGCAACGCTAGTTGCGGACACAACTGTAAAGACTATGCATTGATTTGTGGTATCAGCAGTTATGGTTAATGTCCAACCAGATGCACCAGCGTCTGCATATAAAGTTGTGACTGTATTATTTAGCAAGGTAGTATTACCGCTATTGTTTCTTGTTGCAACACCTTCTACTGACCAAGACTTTGTATTTCCGCTATTTCCAAGAGTTGCTATGACTGTTCCATCAAATGCCATGCAAGATGAGTTTTCCATCCTCAACGAATTTGTGGAATCGATCCCGGGGTTGCCCCCCTTTGTTGTTAAAGCAACCGTAGCAGTTGAAGCGCTATATCCACCAAGTCTAGTGTTTAAGAAAAGAGTACATCCATAAAAACTCTGTGCATTGTTATATGTTGGAAAAGCAAGCGTATGGTTTTGACTATTTGTTGAGTTGTAATACCCATTTAATATGCATGAATAATCACTGTTACCAGACCCTGTTCCGCACTGGCCGCGTTGACCATTAATAATTGCCGCATAATTGGCATTTTGCATTGTATTGTTATTGCCGTTACATATCACACTTGCTTGTGCGGCGATCATGTAATTTGTATTTCCACCGCAAATTGTCTGGTAATCAGAAAAGGCGGCGCAAGTATTGTTTTGGCCACCCAATATCACTGAATAGTTGCTTGCGGCAACCATAGTGGAGGCAGTTCTACTTAATTGCAAATCAAAAGCATAAGTTCCCCTTGCATCACCGCCTACCGCTGTTCCATCTGGTATTGCGCCTAATAACCCACCAGTGCCTTTTGGAACAAGGGCTAATGCTGTGTTTCCAGTTCCAGCCGTAGCAGTACCATTTGAAGCATTTATAAGGTTGTTAGGTGCTGAAGTATTTTGTGTAAAAGTTGTTCCCGTTGTAGTGGGGGCAGATGGCGTAAACCATGCCGCAGTTGCAGACCCATTAGTTCCAAGAAACTGCCCTGACGTTCCATCAGTGCTTGGCATAGTAAAAGACCAATTGCCACTTGCATTTGGTTTTAACGTAACCGCGCCAGAACTGGAATTATCAAATTGAAGCGCCATGTTAAACGGTTCCTACTTCTGAAGTCATAACTCTAGCGCTCCACCTAATCGTGGTTGAGGCTTGCCCAACAACTTGTATAGCCAAGGCTCCACTTGTAGTGTCTGCTATTGCGGTGCAGGTCCATGTTGAAGCGCCAGCATCTGCGCCAATAATGTTTACTGCAACTGAGCCAACTAACGCGGTATCAGCGTTTGTTGACCCGCGCTTAATACAACCCTCTAATCTCCACGCTTTTGTATTTCCTTGCGTTGGTGATCCATTAACGCTTGCAACTACGAGGGCTGTAAATACATAAGCAGTGTTAGAATTGCGTAGCCATACTTGGTTAAACGTTTGAGCCGAGCCAGAAGAAGATATTAAATACGATGTAGTTGCGTCTGTAGTTGGAAGTCCAAGCGTGTACTCTCCAGACTGGGCACCCTGTCCTACTGTTGAACTACCGCCGTTATAACTACTTCCCCAGAATAATCCGCCTCTAACACCTCGGTCTGAAACATAGAACCCAGTCAAAATAGTTGTGTTTTGTCCAACTGAAGTAGAGGAATTTCCACCCAAAACAATTGCGCCGTTATCTGCTGTGCTACAACCTGCGCCTGCAAAAACGCCACCATATTGACCACCCGCTACGTTTACAAATCCACCAGCAGTAATGGAGTAACTTGCGTAAGCCCTATTCCTTTCGCCACCAAGAACAACTGATTGTGCGCCGCTGGCTACTTGGTTTGAACTAGTTCTTGTAGTCTGCAAATCAACGGCGTAAGTTCCACGCACATCACCACCTGTTGCCGCGCTATCAGGTATGTTTGCAATAATTCCGCCAGTACCTTTTGGAACAAGAGCGACAAATTGATTGGTTGTACCGCCACTAGCAGTTATAGAACTGACGTTATTTGTGGCGTTTGGTGCAGATGTATTTAATGCGGCCGTAAAACCAGTCAAACCACCTGCGGCGGCGGCCCAAGTAACGTTTGCACCTGTACCACCAGCAGTTAAAACATAGCCGTTTGTTCCTGCACCCAACGCAGTCCACGCTGTCGCACTGCGATACAGAATTGTGCCCTGACCACTTGAGAAGTTGTTATCAAGCAATGAAGTCATTGTTTGATATGAGGGCGCTGTTCCACCAGCATTTACAGCCAAGATGTTGTATGCAGAGCCAATTGCTAGTGTTGTAGTAACGCTTGCACCTGATTGATACAAGATACTACCTGCCGCGCCACCAGCAACGTTTGTTGCCGTTCCCACTGCCAGAGTTGATTGGTTAACCCACTGTGGTGCAGTTGCACCAGAATTAACAGTCATTACTTGGCTAGAGGAGCCAAGAGTCAACTTTGATATTGTTGGCGTTGTGGCTGACGCATACATGATGTCGCCAACAGCAAAAGTGCTTAAACCAGTACCGCCATAACCTGCACCCAAAGTTCCTGCAACGTTAATTACGCCACCAGATGCCGTATTGGGTGTTAAACCAGTAGAGCCAAAATTAATTGTTGTAACTCCGCCAGAAGCGGCCGCCCAACTTGGGACGCCAGCGGCTAGGGTCAATACATAACCATTTGTTCCAGCAGTCAATTTAGATAACGTGTTAGATGCTGATGCATAAATTAAATCGCCAGTGGCATAGGTGCTAAATCCTGTGCCGCCATTCCCAGAAACTAATGTTCCAGCCACCGTAATTGCGCCACCAGTTGCAGTATTAGGGGTTAAACCAGTGGTACTAAAATTTATAGTAGAAACACCAAAAGAAGCGGTTGATGTCCATTGCGGCGCTGTTCCACTTGACGTAAGAACGTAACCATTTGCACCAATAGCAAGTTTTGTAAATGTAGTGCCAGAAGCGTAATACAACATATCGCCAGCGGTATATGACGATAAACCTGATCCACCATTTGCGGCAAGAACTACACCCGTGACGTTAGAGGCAGTGCCCGTGGTGTTTTGATTGAATGTTGGCCAAGTAAATGTGCCTGTACTAAAGTCTCCGCTTACTGGTGTACCCAATGCAGGAGTAACTAAAGATGCACTAGTTAATGTTGCGCTTGTAGCCAAAACAAGTCCACCAGTGCCAGTAACGTTCTGACCTAGGGCGGTTGCTACGCCTGTACCAAGTGAAGTTATACCTGTACCGCCATTGGCCGCGCCTAGAGTGCCAGCAACAGTAATAGCACCAGAAGTAGCGGTGCTAGGTGTTAAGCCTGTACTACCAAAACTAAGGGTTGTAACTGGCGCAACTGTAGATGCATCAGCAATAACCGAAACTGCACCAGCGGAAGTGCGGTAGTACAACTTGCCACTAAATGTATTGACGGCAAGTTCACCAGTTTGCAAATTGGCCAAAGATGGCGCAGTGCTAGTGGTGTTGTTGTAGTAAAGAATTATTGGGGTATACCCTGATTGTGCCATGTTCGTCCTTAATTACTTGTACACATAGCCGTTGTAAGGAAGCCCACCACTGTCCCCGTCAAGCGGCAAATCTGGGCGTGGAAAGCGCAAATTAATGCGCTCTGTCTGCCTTGCAGGCAACCTGTACGGGTCCCTTTGGTCTGCGCAACCATCTTGGCAAACACGCAAACCTTCAAAGTTTGGGTCCTTACCAAGAGCCACAAATGGCTTTTTCATCTTGCAACGATCACACACCGCAATCGCTACAGACGCTAAATTAAGGGTTTCTATGAATAGTGGCATGCTTACCTTGTATACACCGCAATGTTTGGCGCAAAGTAAATGGGCGATTTGTCGCGCTCTTCATTTTCAGCCATTGTGAGATATTTCTCGGATTGCGCTTCAAGATACTGAATTCGGTCCATTGGTACAGCGGGTAACTCAAGGCTCATACGGTGAGCCAGCATCATTACCACGGCCTCATACCAACGCTGTGGCACTTCAAGTTCGTTTGTCAGTGCGCCAACGTCTTGGATTTGACGCGAGCGCCAGAGCGTAACCTGCACAAATGCACTGCTTGGGGCTGGCCAAATGGTGACCTGTGGTTGTGGAATCGTGCGGTTAAACCACCATTGGTATGGCTGGTTGGCCAAAAATCCTTTGTTTGGAAGATTGGTGTAGTCATCGCGGTTAAGGCGTGACATTTGAATTTCCCTAGGGTTTACACCAAAATACAGTTCACGCAGGGCCAAAGTGCCACTAGTTGAACGCATGCGGTAATACTGTACAGTTTGACCAGCGGCAATGTCTTGCCATACCCACAAATTGTCTGTAACTGTTACGCTTGTGCCTGTATACAAGGTGCTCCACGTGGAACCATCTGTAGAATACTCAAAAACGTAACTCCAAACAGTTGATCCGCCGCCTGAAACATAGGGCAAAAAACCTATGGAATAGACATAATTTGACTGCCCAGAACCGTAATCTATGGAAATATTGCCCAGTGCAGAGGTTTGCTGACAATAGGTGCTTGTGTCGCCATCAAACGCATTATCGGCAGTGCCGCCAGCCGAAGATGCGTATGTGCCAGTTGGACGGTCCATTGTCCGATAAAGGGCGTTGAGCACGTCAATGGTGCCCAAAGGCATGTCATAGACGTAATCGTCAGGCGTCAGGCCAATAACGGTCTTTTCAATGGCCCAGTAATTAATGCCAATGTTTGACAGGTTTATAAGCAGGAAAAACAGCGACTCTTTCGCTGAAATTACCTGCTCGTCGGTCAATTCTTCGGCTAATTTTCCACAGCGGCGCGCGCCATGCTCGATCAGAGTTTGGACATTGATGACTGTGGTGCCAACAGTTCCAGAGTAAGCCATGGATTACCAGCCACTGTTTTTCTTGCCAGCAGACGCTGTAGATACGCCGCAAGCCTTGAGATTAATTTTGCCACCAGAGGTGTACTTTTTACTTGCGCTACCACCCTTTTTAAACTGGGGTCCTGTTTGGCCACCACCACCGCCGCCTAGGGCGCTAGTTGCCGCACCGATAGCGCCAGAAACTACTCCAGCGCCTTCATTGATTTGATTGATGCCATCTTGTGCGTTGCCACCGCCACCACTTCCACCGCTTAATCCAGTGCCAGCACCGCCCATAGGTTGAAATGCAGGGGTCATTTGACTGCCACTATTTGCGGCCAGACCGCCCAATAAACCGCCAAGAGATGCCATTTGTGTGCCAGCCATATATTTCCTTACCAGTTAGGGCAATTCCAACGCTTTAAAGAGGCTTTTGCACGCGGTGCATCGCCCTTTGCATGTTCCACTACGCCGCTCATGCGCGCACAGAATGAGTCTTTTCTAGGACCACCTTGTGGCTGTGGAGCCTTCAAGTTTGATCCTGTTTCGCTATTGTATTTGGCTCTGCCCTTTGCTGTCAGCCCAGCGCCCGCTTTTGTTGAAAGTTTTTCACCACGTCCAACTGCTAAAGATGGATTTTTTGCCATGATTTACCAGCATGAACGTGATGGGCCACCAGTTTTCATTTTGGCTGTTTTAGCCGACTGAACAAAGTCTTGCTTTGTTGGAGCACCTTTGCTACCAACTTTGCGCATGTGTTCGCCAGAGCCTTCAGAAATTCTTTGCTTTTTTGCATGAATGTTTGCATATAGTCCTTGTTTTGCCATATTAAGCCTGTGCTTCTTTCCAAGAAATACGTGCTTGAATTGTCCCGGGGGACGCAGAAATTGGGGTTGCAACAATGTACAAAATGTCTGGACCATCTGGGTACAAACCAGATTGAGTTAATGGAACTGTGTTGCTCAATCCACCACCCAAGATAGAGTTACCAATGTCTCGAACTTGGCTCAAGTCCAACGTTGTTACACCACCAGCCTGCACATAAGCCGCCGCAACTGATTCACCACCAAGAACGACTGCTGTTGTTCCTGTTGATCCATTTACTGCTACTTGGGCTAACGATGAAGAAAATCCACTAATAATCTGTTGTGGCGTAACAAATGTTGCTTGGGCACCAGTTCCCGAAAATGCGGCAGTAAGTCGGCCATTAAGCACTACGTTAATTAAATATGTAACGCCAGTAGCCACCACTGACAATGAGTCAGGCACTAACTGCATGCGATTAATGGTTTCTTTTTCACCTAATGTGCCTGTAGAACCAGTATCCGCAGATGGTGCAATACGCAATGCAACCAAAGCAATAGGAGTAGTGCCGCCAGTAACTAATGGCGTGGTCATGCCATAGTTCAACAGCAACGATTTATCGTCGTTGTATTGACCATCCATAATTACCGAAGAACCCCAGTGCGATATTGATGGCACAGAGTCAGCAGTTGCATACTCAACAACTTGATAAATAGCCTGTGGGCTAGTTACTGTAAAAGTTGTGGCCGCAGAACCACCAGTTTGACCGCGAGCCAAACCATTTAGTTTCCAACCAGCAGTTGCACTACCTGAAACTGATGTGTAGGTGATGTATTCACTAGCAGTGCCAGTACCGCTAACAGTAACTTTTGCAAGTCCGCCAGCAGGATTGAATAAACTTGCATCATTAACAGACATGCTAGTGGTTTCGCCACTAGTTAGGGTTGCGGTCAAATATGTTGTTGGAGTCAAGCCAGAAGATTCATAGTGCGCTGGCAAGTTACCAGAACGCATGAACGCTTCAAACTGAACGTTGTTGTTTTGGACTTGATGGCAATATGTCACTGCACCGTCTTTGCCCCTAAAGCCCCAGCGGATTGAACCAGCACCATACCAAGAGTAGTCGATATACCACATTTGCATGCGGGTCAGATCAAGGTTGTAGCCAGAGGGTCCAGTGCCATCCATAGGGTCAAACCACGTAGAGCGCGGATATGCCGTATCAGTGGTTTTTGACAAGACGTAACCACCATTAGGGTTGTTAGTCGCGTCATAAGTTATGCCACGGTACTCAGGGGAAAAAAATGCCGAAGTATCAGAAACAATACCAATAATGCGATAACTTTGGCCTCGGATCACGACAGCGTCGCCGGGGCTTAATTGGGTCGTAAACTGCGTACCTATTCCAGTCAATGTACCTGATCCTCCGTAACTTGTATCTTGCCATTAAGTTGGGTGGTAGAACTACGCACAACTGCCGTTAAATTTACGCCATCGTATTTAAAGAAAACACCGTTTTGTTGGTCATTAAAACCAATAGCGTTATATGAACCATACCAATTTACTGGATTGATACGAATGTTTGTACCCGTCGCAGTTGCAGATGTTGGTGCGCTTAGTGATGGAACAGTGTATGTAAATGAAGTTGCACTTAATCGAGTTGTAATCAAATATGTGCCGTTGTAACCAGCGGGTGATGCGCCAGAAATCTGAATTCTTGCTCCAGCGGCCAAATTGTGTGCAAATGGCGTGTTGACAGTAACCAAATTCAAATATGGGCTTCCAGAGGCCGTTAAAACAGGCTGAAACAGCGTTGGGCAAAGCGATGAGCCAGTGGAGAACTGGATGCCTTTACCAGACTGATAGCGGAAATAACGACGTGTTTGGCGGATCAACTGCTGATTAGTAACCGTGCCACCAGCGGAGAAGGCCACACCACCATCAAATGGGCGAGTCTCAACCCATCCAGCGGGACGCATAAAAATGTTACTAACACCAGCACTGTTTGTTGGGCTGTTTGCTGTCTGACTGTTTGGTAAAGTAATTGTAAATGTGGTTGACGTTGGGGTTGTGGCAACAATGAACGCCCCATTACAGTTAGAACTGTTGCCTACACCAATAATATAAACATAGTCACCAATATTTAATGCGTGTGGGGTTGTTGTTGTAATGGTTGGAGTGTTAGTAGCACCACCAGAAATGCAATTTGCACCAACTTGAAATCCGCATTGGCTGTAGAAGAACCCGGGGTACACATACGTGGCGCCAACGTTAAACACGTTTTGCGTCAAAGTTGCCGCCGTTGTTGTGTAAAACTCAACATATGAACTAGGAGAAACGGCTACCACTAACCACCAACCATTTACGTTAGCGTTTGTAGCGCCTGTTATAAAAATTGGGGTTTGGTATGCTGTGTATGCGGTTGTGTTTCCCATGTACACACGAACAAGCGAACTAGAAGCGGTGGTTTGAATACCACCAGTCGTTGGATTGGTAGATTGAATTGTTGACTGAATTTGCGGAATTGTGTAAGTACCTTGTCGGAAATTCTGCAAATTAATAGATTCCCACTTTGTAGGTTGCACACCATATTCAAAGTCAGTATCAATCAGCGCTTGCGGCTGAGAAACGCGCAACTTGTCAACAGGATCGTATGCGGCAGAGCGTGACGACTGTTGAGTGCGCAGTTGGTCATTTGTTCGTGACGTTGGGTCAGTGTATGCAACTAGTTGGGACATGTATTCACCTAAATTAAAGAAAGCAGGGGCCGAAGCCCCTACTTGATTGCCTGCTTAGCGGAACTTTGGGGTTTTTTGTTTCCCCTCAGAGGTTTTTGGGTACTGTAAATTGTCGTCCAGACGTGCGTTTTTCATCACGTTTGCATTTTCAGAATTACTGATAGCAACCAAACGCTTGTTTGGAATCGTATTTCCAGTTACTTTGCCGCCATCTTTGTACACACCAGAAAAGTTAATGTTGGTCTTTGGACCGCTATGAACATTTCCTTGTTTTAACGCAACGGGTTTGCCTGAATCAACAATTCCCCCCGTTGCGTAGGCTTTTTTTGATGAACCACCCTTCTTGTAGCCACCAGAGTTGCTGTTAGCAACGCCACCAGTCGCATAGCCTGCACCATTACCCATCTTGACGTCACCAGTGCCGCCTTTAGAAGTGTTTTTAGAGGCTGTATGTACTTGAGTTTCCAAGTAGTCTTTGGCATTACCACTGATAGTTCCGCCGTTTAACATCTTGCCAGTGTCAGGGCGCATGTTGGTTTCGCTTGAAACGCGATTACCTACTTTGCCACCATTTTTATAGCCACCAGCATTAGACATTTTCACAGCACCAGTGGTGCCGTTAGTTTTTCCATTGGGCGTTGAACGCACTGCGGTTGTTGCATAAGGTGTAGCCACTGAATCAGGCACAGTAGTTTTGGTCATCATTGAAGTGACAACACCACCTTTGGCAAACTTTTTACCAGACATTGCTTTCTTGATCATTGCGCGATCTTCTGCGGCATCAGCATGTCCACCTTTTTTCATCGGTGTTGCCATCATTCTGTCAGCCATCATGGCACGCTTGCGCGCGCTCATGGATGGTTTCTTTGGTGCAGATGGAGCCATCATTGGGGAAGAACCGCCAACCATTGGTTTAGCGCCAGCCAAAGCAGACATGAGGCTTTCACCACCCATCGCTTTTTTCATTGGCTTGCCACCTTTGGCCATTTTGGAAGCAACTTTGCCGCCCTTTTTAAGATTCAGTACAACCGATGGTTCATCGGTGTACATCTTGGTCATTTTTTTAAAACCTTCAGCCATTTTGTGCTCCTTTAGGCTTGATCAATGCCGAGCAAACCAGCGCGTGTAGCGTTGGGGCCGACTTGAATTGCGGTTAAACCCAAAGTAACAACTAGACGCTGTGTGCCATCTGGTGTTGTCGTGGGGGCGTATGTGCCACGTACATCTGGTGTAGTAGCGGATGAAGTACCAACAGTGTTTAAAGACATGCCCGAAGTGATTGTCGTGCCGCCTGTGGCAACGAAAGTACCAGCCAAGTAAGTTGCTTGAGTAGTTGACAACTTTCCTGTAGTGCTTGATACGTTAGTCCACCAATATTGAGTGTTCAAAGAAACACCTGTCAAAGTACCCAAAGAACCAGTCAATGTGACCAAAGTACCACTAGGAGGTGAGTAGGCCACGGTCATAATGCCGGGCGTCGCGGCAGTGAAACTGCTCGTAACCTGCGTGCTGTAGAACGTGGTACCACCAGAATAGCCTTGCAACGCAGTACCAGTATCACGCGCTAACGTATTGTTAGTGTTGACGCCAATAATGTAAGTTAAGTCATTAAGTTTAGATGGCAGTCCAAACACCTTGCTTGTTCCAACGCTAACACCAGCGGTGCTTGCGGCAGAAAACGCACAAGAAGTGACTTGGAAAAACGCTTTACGGCCAGTTGTGGTTGTAGAAGCAACATAAGGAATTGCTTCAGTCATTGCTTGACCGTAGTAGTCAAAGCCAGAAACTGTCATAACACCAGTTGTAACGCTTGCCGCACCAACTGTAGTTACTGCGCGTGGATAGTCCAATTGGACGGCAATAGAACCGTTGTTGAGGGTTACGTTAGTAGTACCTGCGGTGGCAGAAGTCGCGGCAAGCGATGTACCACTGTAGGTTGTTGCACCTGTAGCAGTCGTGGAAGCCAAGATAGCGGTATTGCTAACTGCGGCTGGCAAGATGTCATAGATGTATGTGCGTCCCATTGGGCCAAAGCCCAGAGACATGGGTGCAGGGTTGCCTAAGTTGCTGTAGGTATTGATACCTGCTTGACTCTGGGCGGACCCTAAGAATAGATCGTCCGAAAATTGTGGCATTTTGTCTTCTCCATGAAAAGCCTGACAAATTAATAAAAAAGGGCGGGGGTTTAATCCCGCCCCAGATGGCTTTAGACGCCAGCAGTACCGTAGATGGCACGCCAATCAGTCCAACTGATAGCGTAACGCTCTGTAGCCTTGTAGCGCATAGAGTCAGTCTCGAAATCACCTTCCATGGTTTTCTCAAGACGGCGACGCATAAGCAACTTCAAACCTTCGGGTGCATCAGTCTGTACCCACCACGCTGTGGCGGATGTCAAACGTGAAATAACAGCGGCACCTTCGTCCAACAAGCCAATTGCCTTGATGGGGTTGATGTCGTTGTTAGCAGAGCCAGTACGTAGGACCGACTTCAACAAGACTTCCGCTTGGAAGATGTTGCCGGGGGCCACTACTAACTGACGTGGAACCAAACGAATACGCTTACCGTTGTTATCCTGTGCTTGACGAATTTGGATCAGCATCTGTTCCAAAGAAGTCTGCGACAAGTTAGCGGCAGTTGCCAATTGGTTGCTCAATGTGCCTGAAACGATGGGGTGAGCGGTGCTTACTAAAGCAACACCATCACCACCTGTGTAGGACGAATTGAAAGCACGGTTCAAAATGTTGGCGGCCAAAGTTTCCTTTGTTTCGATCAACGATTGAGCCAAATGGCGTGCGTAGGTAGAACCCAAGCGGATGTGGTCACCGTCTTCAGCAAGAATCTTTGTCAGTGCAAAGGCCAAGCCATACACTTGATAGAGATAACGCTGTAAGAACAGAACACCACCTTGTTGGTACGACACAGGCGAGCCGTCAGGCAACGCAGGCGCGGCACCAAATCCATAAAGGACTGGTTCTTCGTGGTAGTTACGGGGAATACCTTCTTGTTCACGGAAAACTCGTGACCATTCATCGGTACGTTGG